TCGACGCGGACGCCCTTGGAGGCGATGGGTCGTTATCCCGTCATCTACGCCGATCCACCCTGGCAATACTCCAACCGCAACCTCGAGGGCACCGCTCGCTCGCATTATGAGACGATGAGTGAGACGGAGCTCGAGGGGCTGCCAATCGGCCAGGTGGCTGACGAAGAGGGGGCCGTCCTGTTTCTGTGGGCGACCAACCCGCAGCTCGATGTAGCGGTGCGGCTCATGGAGTACTGGGGATTTGCGTATAAAACGAATTTCTGTTGGGTCAAAGAGACGCCGATGTTCGGGGCGTTGGCATTCTACAATCGGGGCCAGCACGAAATGCTGCTGCTCGGCACCAGGGGGTCATATACGCCCCTCATCGATGGTGATGACCTGCCGGTGTCGGTGGTCGTCGCCCCTCGGCGTGAGCACTCATCTAAGCCAGACCAGGCCTACACGATCATTGAGGAGCTATACCCGCACGGGCCGTATTTAGAGCTGTTTTCTCGCGGCAATCGAGACGGCTGGACCGTTTGGGGCGATGAGGCGGCGCCCGATGATGAGTGAGGGGCCTCCAGCTCCGTCATATAACGGCGCGATCCGCGATGTCGGCTATGTAGGCGAGGAGGCGTTCGAGCGTTTTTGTCGGCGTCAGCAGTGGGTCGAGGATGTGCGGGACGTACGGGATGATGGTATCTGCCAGCGCGACGAGATCGACTTCATCATCACCAAGTGGGGTGGCATTACGGCGCGCGTCGAGGTTAAGACGGAGACGAAGCTCGATGTGTCGGGCAACATACTGGTTGAGCTCACCAGGATCAACCACTCGGGCGAGCACAAGTATATGCTGCAGGGCTGGCCGTGGCGCACGGTGTCGGACTACATCGTCTACTACGCACCCGCTACGGAGCGGCTGCACTGGTGGACTAAGCGCGATTATCTCGCCGGCGCATATGAGTGGGTGCGCAGCCGTGGCAAAAACCTGCGAACACTAATCACCGAGACCAGCACGGAGCGCATCGTCATCAGCACGGTCGTGCCAATGAGCCCGTATATGACCGTGCGCCCGTCGTATCGCGTGGTCCATAAGGATGAGGAGGTGCAGGATGAGCAGAGACATCAACGATCTATCGACGCAGACGAGGATCAGAGCATTGGAGGTGCAGCGTATCACTGAGGAGGCCGGGTATCCGATCCTCATATACTGCACCTACAGATCGCCCGATGAGCAGGCGTGTCTGTATCGCCAGAGCAGGACCAGGGGCGAGATCAACGCTAAAATCGAGTCGCTGCGCGGTCGTAGTATGACCAACCTGGCGGATGCGATCGAGCGCGTCGGGCCGCAGGCGGGCGTAGTCGGCAACCATGTGACGATGGCGGGCCCAGGTGAGTCGTGGCATCAGTATCGATGTGCATTCGATGCTGTGCCCATCATCTCGGGCAAATTAGCCTGGTCGATTGGGTCTGAGGACGATGACGATTATCCCAGGGTCCAGGCTGCGTGGGATACGTATGGCCTGGCGTGTGAGTATGCGGGACTGCAGTGGGCCGGTCATTGGACCCGATTTAAGGAGATGCCGCACGCGCAGTCTGAACGGGCAGGCAACCCGCTCAAAGTGCTGCCGCTCGAGCAGATCACCGCCATTTGAGCTACGAGACGCCGCCGCAGCAGGTCTACAAGGTCGCGGTGCGTCCAGAGCTGCCTGTCGTGGTCGATGTGCTCACTCGGATCGGGGTCGCGGACGATGTGATCGAGGGCATGGCCAACGGCATCCTCAAGGATCTGTGGGCGGGATACAGAGCTACGGTCGTGCTGCCGGACTATTGGGTGATGATTCGGTCGCAGCACGAAAAGCAACAACCCCCAGCTCGTCGGAGACGAACCAGGGGTTGATCGATCGATCTTTGACAATCGAATAATGTAGCTGTGCGCGGGGCCTATGAGGCGGGGGCCTCGCGTGCAGCCAGCCATGCTGCAGCTTTATCCAGCAGGCGCTCCTTTTGCTCAGCTAAGGGCATACCGTGTGGGATGCTGGCGAACATCTTGTAGCGTTCTCCATTGTGCTCAATGTCCCAATGCCCTGTGCGGAATCCATAGGCCCCTTTGGGGCCAGTAAATTCATCCACTTGAATGTCCTGGCGATTAATATCCATTATGTGTCCTTTTTAGGGACGTAGAATGTGGCATTTGTGGGTTCGACGCGCTCAACGTGGGGTCCGCTAAAAACCAAGGCGCTGCCATCGTCAAACGTGTAGGTCGATCGCTCGTTTGTCCAGTCCTGATTTTCGTCGGCGGACATCGACTCAATCGCTGCCATCATGGCTATCGGATCGCCCTTTGCGGCGACCTCTATCTCGTGGGCAATGCTCATTATGCGTCCTCGATGGCCTCAGCGAAATACTGATCGAGGGCATCGGTCTCGTCGTTCTTTTCGAGCCATGCCATAGCCTCTTCGGGTGAGAGGGGTCGGATGCCCTCGCCGCCCGATTGGCCGTTGCCTACGGATTGAGCGTAAGAGCTCATTGGGCCACCCGATCCCGCTATAAACCAAGACCCCTTGGCCGTTATATATAGGCTCTCCTCAACTCGGCCAAAATCGCCTCCACCAAGGCCGTTCCAATAGGACGCAACCTCGGTCGCTGTTTCGGTGTCATATCGCTTGCCGTCAATAATTTTCAGCATGATTAATCCTCCTCGGGGATCTCGTCGGGGCCGTCCTGGCCCAGGCGGTCGAACTTGGTGGGTGTGGTGTCGGTGTTTTCGAGGCGCTGCTCGATGGCATACTCGGCGGCAGCGGCCAGAAATGCGCTCATCGAGCGCCAGCCCAGGCTGCGGCGGTATCGATCGATGAGCTCGTAGGTCGGTCGTGGCAAAACGATCGATGTTCTGATCGACTCCTCGCCGGGCATCATCCGCTTGCGCCCGGCTCCTGGGCGTTTGCCTCCGTGGGTGCGGCGTTTTTTCTTCGGCATCGTGCTAATATCTGACATTTATCTCCTTAATCCAAGAGTTTTTCGCCGCTTGCGCGGTCGATAGGTGATGGTCTCGATGGCTCTCTCGATCGCCTCTTTAGCGGCCTGGGGCGTCGAGGGACTGTTGAGCCGCTTGCGCAGCGTGTCGAGCTGCTCCTCCGTGGTGGGGTGGTTCATAGCCAGTGCATCTTGTCCTGGGTGGCAGCCGGTGCGAACGCATCATTGAGGACGGGCAGTTGGCTCGTGTGGACTCCATGCGTTGGGCTAAAGAGCACATAGTGGCACTGCATTTCGCTCGCTTCGGATGTGATATCGACAAACGCCAGGGACATGCCCGCATCGATTATCATCTGTCGGGTGTCATACACACTCAGGTCGTGCTCGTCGTCGTAGCACGTGCACACTAACGAGGCTCGCAGCCCATCGTCATCCTCGATGTCGTGCCAGTTGATGATCGTGTCGAGCGCCTTGTGCTGTTTGGCGATCTGCTCATCTTTCGGGCCTGGGATGAGACCCTCGGCGGGCTTGATCGTGCGCCACTCGAGGGTCCAGATGTCATCCAACGTCAGATGGCATTTGTTGATGATGAGGATTTGGTTGGGGGTCAATTTGGGCATGGTGGTCTCCGTAGTTGGTGGTTCAGTGGTGGCAGTAGTGGATTGGGCAGGGGCACATCGTTTGCCTCCTTCACGAGCTCCTCTACGACGTAGTGCAGGCCCTCGAGCCACTCCGTGTATTCTTGGTCGTAGATGTTGTATAGGTCCGTTTCGTCGTAGTTGTCGACTACAGATGGGTCGGGACAATGCAGCACCTTGGCCGCGTGCCGCTTAGCCTCCTCGAGGCTGTAGCGCCCAGGGTGCAGCGGCGCTATCGTAGTCTCGTAATAGACCAGCTCGCGCCGCAGCTCGTTGACCAGGTCGGCGTGCCGTTGTCGATGTGTCGTGGTCATATGTCCTCCGTGGTGGATGATGATGATGGTGTGGGCGAGGCCGCGTAGGGGTCGGCCCCGCCCACGGGGATTTATCTGACGAACTCCGTGGCCGATTGGCTATAGCCGTCCCTCTGGTCGGTCGTTTCGGGCTCCTCGGGGGGGGTCCCATCTATCCGCTGGCGGTCGGTCATCGATCCATGCGCCGAGGGCAAAGCTGGCGGGGTGTTGGGCTCGCTTGAGTTTATTCGGGTATTGCATGTTGTCCCTTTCGTTGGGTGTGCTATTTGGGTGCTATTTGGGTGCTATTTGGGTGTCGTTTGGGTGTCGTTTGGGTGCTATTTGGGTGTCGTTTGGGTGTCGTTTGGGTGTCGTTTGGGTGTCGCTTGGGGTGCGATTAGGATGCGATGTCCGTTGTCGCAACGATAGATATCCGCGCCAAACTCCTCGTCGTAGTGCTGACTGCGGCCGTCCCACTCACCGGCTTCAACAAAGGCCTCGCCCTGGACGATTAGCTCGTCCTCGCATATGGGGCACCTCATCGTGCGGCCCAGGTTTTGACCAGATTGTCGTAGATCGCCTGGCTATTATCGTTAAGCTCCGGGCCGCGTGGGCCAGGCCTGTAGCCCATCCGCACCAGGCGGCCGAAATACCGATAGATCGGGCAGGTCTGGCCGCCATGCCAATCGGCGGCAAATCGATAATACGCCTCGCAAATGTCCATTCGATCCCACTGCATTAGGATTTGTCCTTTTTGGGTTTGAGTGGTGGCAGCGCGGCACTGTCAAATGACTCGCCATCGGTGGCGTAGGTCGTGATATCACCGTGCGCAGCGTATCCATCGTTGTCGTCGTCGTTGTAGAGGTGTATCACAATCGTGCGACAGAGGTGCTTGGCTGTATCGTCATCAAGGGTGATGACGACCTTGGTCTCGTCGCTGTCGATCTCGAACGTCTCGGCTGTTTTGATGGCGATCGGCCCGTCGACCATGTCTGACGGAGGCAAGCTGCAACTGTCGTACCAGGCCTGCCCCCTCGCGTCGGCCATAGTCGTATAGGTGGCCACGGTGTCGTACTCGTTTGGCGACATGTCGTTGTGGTCGTCGTGGTGCCAGATGACGACGCAACGACCGTCCACCAGCTCGAAGACGATCTCCATCTCCTCGTCGGAGATGGTGTTCCATGAAGTCGTGTTTATGGCGTTCATTTCTTGTCGTCCTCCTCGATGGTATAGGTGCGCTCTTTGGACCGGTCGAAGTCTTCAACTGTGTAGACGACTTGGCCAGCTTGCTCAATGCAGCCCTCGCCGTCGAAATACCAGCGCCAGTAGTCGGCGCCAGGACCTAGCCATGCGCCCTCGCCAACCATCTCGATGTAAGATCCGGCCTCGACGTAGGGCGCGATTGCGCTCATCAGGATGAAATCGTCGCCGATCTTCTCGCCTGAGAAATACAGCTCCTCGATGTCTTTGCTCTTGTCGTTGTCGGGGTTGGTTAGATCCTGGTTGGGGTCGACCCATCGCCATGCGGCCAGGGCCTCGCGCAGGGTGGTGGCGTTGGCAAATTCGTGGGTGCGGACCCAACTGTAGTGACCGCCGCTGCTATAGTAGGCAGTACCGCGGCCGGACAGGGCCCGGATGGCGGCCAGGCATCGGTCGTGCTTGCTGGCGGGTATGCGGATTTTGCTGTCTCGCATGCTCATGCAGTAGCCCATCGTTGTTTTCTCCAATAGTATGTCCCGGCGCCGGGATAATCCGCGGCGCCGGGATCGTGGTTATTCGTACCAGGGTTTGGCGGTCGACGGGGATGCGATCCTGAGATGGTCGCCATCGCGTAGCCTGGGGCGCCAGTCGTGGGCGCAGACGCGCACGCGCTTCATCTCGGATCGCAGGGCGAAATTGTCGCGGACGGTGTCCAGTTGGTCCCAATCCATTAGCGGGATGGCGTAGATCGAGCGGCCTGGCGCTTCGCCCCACCCGGACATAAAGGCATCGGTCGCGGCGACAAAGCCCACCGTGGCGGCTTTCTCGTCTTCGGTGCGTTCGTCGTTGATCATGTTGTCACCTCTTCGAGGGTATCGCCGTTGAAGGTTGGCAGCTCGTCGCATTTCAGTTCGTAGCAATCCAATAGGATGTAGCGTACGCCCTCGGCCTGGGCCTTGGTGATCATCTCCACAAAGGCCAGGGACATGCCTGCCTCCTCAACTAGCGCCCTTCGGGCCTCGTAGTCGTATGAGAGTGGTGTCGCGCAGCCGTGCGAGGTCGGTCTAAAGTGGATCAACCAGCCTTGATCAATGCCATTGTCCCAAGAGATGTAGTCACTGAGGCAATCGCAACGCCTGGCAAGCGATTCGTCCACATCTGCGTCGGTCCCTTTGGCTGAGGGCCTTTCGTAATTCAATACGGCGTGGTCACTCTCTGGCAGGTGTGCGGTGCTGATGGTTAGGACCGCACTGGTGCAATCTTTGAGCGTCGTCATTTGTCATCCTCCGTGGTTGGATTCTGGCGATCCCACTCGCCGCGCAGTAGTCGCAGCAGCTCGTGCAGCTCGTCGTGGTTGCGGGACTCGATCAATTGATATAGCTGCTGCCTGTGGGTCCATTGGGTGAAATAGCGGCCAGGAGCCAGGTCGTCGGCCAGGGCCTTGGCCTCGCTGCGCATCTCATCGAGCATCAGCTCGGGCCTATCCCATCGAGCGTTGAGCCGTTGGCGTGCGGTCGTCATCGTCGTCGTGTCTCCTTTCGTATGAGTGCGCGGACCTGGCGCAGGTCCTCGAGCGTGGTGCGGCTGTCGACCAGGCGGCGCATTGATGCGCGTTTGTGGTGGTCGGTGCCGTAGCCGTAGCGTCGGATCATGTCGTGGCATTCGTCGCGCAGGCGTGCGAGGTCGGAGGTGGTGTCAACCACCAGCTCGCCGCTGCCATTGATGGGGAGCCGCCGCAGCGGCTCCCCGAACAGGTCAATGGTCGGATTAGTCATCGAGGCTCACGCCATCCGCAGGCGTGTACGTGCCGTGGTTCAATTCGACGCAGGGACGCATCCATGGATCGTCGGCCAACAGCGAGATGTCGCGCACGTAGTTGTGTTCGTGCTGGTCGATGCAGGCGATAATGCCGGGAGCGTCTTGGGCAGATGCGACGAAGCGGCCAGAGCCGCACCTGACCAGGACCTGGTGGTGCGCGTCGCGCTTGGCAAGTATGGCCAGGTCCTGGCGTGTTAGCTCGCCGTATTGGGCGCGGATCGTTCGCTTGAGTGCGTCGAGGATCGTATGATCGAGATCGAGGTCGGCGTGTGTCATTGCGCGGCCTCCTCGCCATTGGCCTTGAGCACGGCCAGGACGTTGTCTACGATGCGGGCGAAGCGGGTTAGCTCGTCAGCGATATCGGCTTTGACGGCTGCATCTGTGTCGGTCCGCTGCAGTAGCTCGAGTAGGGCAGGCATCAGTCCCGACCAGGTGGGTGTAACGTCCATGCCAGCCTGTAGCGTCGGGAACGATCCTGGGTCAACTGCGGTGTCGGTGATAGTGGTCATGTGTCCTCCGTGGTGGTTGTGAAGATCGGGGCCGGCGGCTGCGAACCACTGGCCTCGATCAGGTTGGGTTAGTCGCTACTGCGGACCAACTGATACATGCAGTATGTCCAGAGCGCGGCGACCAGGGCGACGATAGTCCACCCGGCTGCCGGGTCCGCCAGCATGATCTCGGCGCCTATCACGCCAGCCGTGGTTGCGAGCAGCGCCGACGCGAGTTTGATGGCCGTCAGCATGATACGCCTGTGTGCTCGCGCAGGTCGGCCAGGGCCTCGTCGCGTGTGCCAAACGGGCCTCGGATCGATTGCTCGACCTGGTAGCTCCAGTAGTAGCCTGGGCGCGTGGGGATCTCATCGGAGTCGCTGTAGCCCAACTGCTCGGCATTGTAGGCGGCGACCATCTGCGAGATGTGGACCAGCTCGACCACATCGCATCGGCTGAGATTGAGGTGGTTCAAGTCTTCGTCGGCGTCGATGGGCTCGCCTTCGATAAAGTGCTCGACGTGTATCATTGGGCTCGCCGTCCGTAGATGGTGCGCATGCGTTCGACCTGGCGCTGGTGCTGCTGGTCGAGCAGCGTCTGGCGTGCTTCAAGGCGCTCAATGCGGCGCTCTTTTCGGCTACTGCGGTTCGCTTTGTTCTTGGTTGGCATTATGTCCTCCGTGGTGTGTGCGATTGGGCCCAGTGCTGCGAACACTGGGCCCAATCGATAGGGTGGGCTACTACGCTATCTCTTGCGACTCCTGCGACCAGTCTCGGGCCCTGGTCCAGATTACAATGTCGCCGTCGACCAGGGCGTCGGGGACACCCAATTGATCCCATGGTCGCAGGTGGATCGCCTCGTTTGACGGCGATAAAACGTCGACTGCTTTGTAGGGCTGCTTGTGATCACCGATAATCACAATGTCCCCTATGTCGACGTTCAATTCTCGCGCCGTCGCAATGCTATCGACGGAGTGTAGCGAGATTCGGCTATGAGATATCGCTTTGATGGTATTGGCCTCCATTAAGTTAATAGATCGAGGGGCGGCGGCTGCGACCACCGACCCCTCGATCTTAGTATTAGCCGCCGATCTCGATCGAGGCGGCGAGGATGAGTATTGTGGCGAGGATGCCGACGCCAGCGTTGATAACGCGAGTGCGCCAGGTGGGGCGAGTCATGTTGATGGGATTGCTGCGGTCGACCAGGTCGATCACCTGGATCGGCGAGAGATGCAGGCGATGGGCTACTCTGAGATGGCCGCGCTCGCCGCGAGTGCTCAAATAATACTCTTGCATTGTGTCCTCCGTGGTGTGAGAGTTGCGCTGCAGCGACTGCGAATCGCGTGCAGCAGGCTATGCCTATAATGTATATAGGCAGAATTGAATTGTCAATAATTATTTCAAGTCTGCGTATCGATTTCTTGCGCAGGCATTTGGGATGCGTTTGACCAGGTCGACGGGGGTGCCTGACCAGCCTCGCCGACCACAAAAACGAGAGTTTAAGCGTCCTCAGCGGCATCCGTTGCCGTAAACCTATACACAATAAGGAGTTAAGCATATGTCACGCTCTTCGATGCGTCTAACTCGCTCGATGTTGCCCCAACCTGCTCGGGGCCTGGTGCCGGATGAGGTGACCGACAGCCAATTGGCCTTCTGGTGGGCTGCGTTCGAGCTTGGCCGTAGTTCCGCCGCTGCGGCCCTCGATCCTGCAGCAGGATTCGCCACCGCTGCGGCCGTCGATGGCGTGCCAGGCCTGCAGACGGACGACCAGGGCGACCAGGTGGACGACCAGGTCGAGCCCGATTGGGTCGAGCACGTAATCGCGTATGCTGTCGATCGAGTGCCAGGCGCCAACCAGGACGCCTTGGGCCAGCTCCTGCGGACAGATGACCAGGTGTCGGCCTGGATCGAGAGAGATGAGCTGCCGAGCGAGCGAGTGTGGACGATGGTGGTCGATGGCGTGTTGGAGCGCGCTCGGCTGGTCAAGGATCCAATGGCCGGCATGGGGGACTGATCGAGCCGGCGGCGGCCCCATTCATTCTATAGGCGGCCAGCTCGCGGCCATGGTGCGATCGATGCGCGACCAGGCGACCCCCCGGACCCGCAAACGCGCGGCGCGGCGAACGTCGACCATGAATTTTAACCCGCCTCAAGAAATCGCACCAAAAAATCGGTCCTCGCCACAACCGACTGGACGGCACCCATCCTTTCTGCTTAAATTAATTCAGTGAAGCTGGTCATCGCAGTGGCCTACTTCGCTTTAACCACACCCACCACGGAGGGCATCATGGTCGCAGCAACGAAGGTCTTTTCGCATCATAAGAATCTCCGCCAGGTTACGCGCTCGGAGCTTCGTGACGTTCCCACACCACAAGCGACAGATACGTACTCGCCCGTCTCTTTCGACGCGGTCTGGACGATCTTCGAGGAGGCTATAGACGATGTCGCTATCCCGGCACTCGATGAGGCGGGCCTTGAGATCGCCGAGGTCGAGCTTTTGGTTAGCGCCGATGAGAAGCTCTTTCGGGGCACCCGCTCCTTCTTGAAGAGGGGCGAGGGCTTCGGTGTGCGCCTGGTGTCTGAGAGCAGTCACAACAAGCGCACGGCGGTTCGTTTTGGCATCGAGGGCCTGGTGGAGGTTTGCAGTAACGGCATGTGCTTGCCGGGCTTCGTTAAGGCTTCGGCTAAGCGCCATGTTCCGCGCCAGGTACCGGAGATCCGCGAGGCGGCGCATACGGGCATCGATGGGGTGCAGCACTTCTTGCAGGTTATGACTCAGGATCGGTCTATGATGATGGCGACGGCTCTTAGCGACGACGCCTTCTTGGGTTTCATGGGTCGTCTTTGGGGCCACAAGGTTCTTGGCAGCAATCAGTTGAACGATTGTGCTTCGGAGTGGGCTCAACCTCGCCATGCGGTGTTTGAGCGGCGCGATCTGTGGTCGGCGTACAACGCGGTTACGGAGGTTTTGAAGTCTGTTCCGCTGAGGAGCCGTGAGTCCCGTTATGTAAACCTGCATGAGTTGGCGATGTCTGAGGTGCAGGGCCAGCGTGTGCAGCGCTTTGGTGGTGATGCCAATGCGATCATGTCGGCTATGGGCCAGGCGTAATGGAGGACCCTGCTTTTCGCGCTTGGGTTGAGGAGTATAACCCCGAGGCCCTGGTGTATCCCAATCGGGACGAGGCCGTGCTCGGCATGGCCAAGAATTGGGATGCCGGCTGTAAGTATGTGGTGGTCTACTGTTGGGACCGTCTTTTCGAGGCGGAGCTGGAGTCCGCTAAGCGCGATCATGCGGATGAGGATCGAGATGAGGACGAGCTGCACGAGATGGTCCTGGAGCATATGGACTTCAACGTCACGGGCGGCTATGTAGGACCCAATACGCCATTGGTTGTCGAGCGATGGCATGGGGGTGACCAGTGAACGTGAAGGAGATGATTTCGCATTTACGCACCTATCCTGACGATCTGGAGGTGCGGGCCTTGGCCGACTTCGGCACGGGCGTTGTGGAGATCGGCCTGGACAACGTCACCGATTCGAGCGAGTGGGACGAGCGCGACATCCCGGTGGTGTTCCTGGTGGAGAAGGATTCTGTGACGTACGAGTTGATCAGTGCATAGGAGATGGAGCTATGGTTGCTAAAAGTAGAGTTATGAAGAAGAAGATGTCGGCTGGCGATCTGCGGTCGGCTTTTCTGCAGGCTTTTGAGGATCTCAATCCCGATAACGGCCGTGAGCATCTGGTGGCGTGGGGGCGTCGCAATCCCACCCATTTCTATCAGATGATGACTAAGCTGTTGCCGCGCGAGGTCAAGGCTCAGTTCGAGCACAAGGGCGCCGGCGACCTGTCGCGGGACGAGCTCCTGGGCATGTTGAATGAGCCAAGCGTTATCGCTGACTAAGGACGATGTGGTCCGCGAGCTCTTGCTTCGGCATGATGCTCGTGACGGCCTCATCGACTTTACGACCTACACCTCGCCGGGTTATGAACCTGCGCAGCACCACCATATGATTGCGGAGGCGCTGCAGCGGGTGGAGCGGGGTGAGACGAAGCGGCTGATGCTGTTTATGCCGCCGCGGCACGGCAAGAGCGAGCTGGCTTCGCGGCGGTTCCCGGCGTGGTGCTTGGGGCGCGACCCGAACCTGCAGATCATCAGCGCCAGTTACAACTCGGAGCTGGCCAGTGACTTCGGGCGTGAGGTGCGTAACCTGGTCGCCTCTCAGGAGTATCGCAATGTCTTCGAGGGGGTCGAGTTGGCTGCGGACAGCCAGTCGGCCAATCGCTGGCACACCAATAGCGGCGGCGTATATACGGCTGCGGGTGTCGGGTCTGGCATCACGGGCCGGGGCGCCAACCTGGGCATCGTGGACGATCCGGTCAAGGATCGTGAGGAGGCCGATTCGGAGACGGTGCAGCACCGCGTATGGGATTGGTATCGGTCGACGTTTTATACGCGGTTGATGCCCGATGCGGCTATCGTGGTCATTATGACGCGGTGGCATGATCTGGATTTGGCGGGTCGCTTGCTGGAGGAGCAAGAGCACGGCGGCGACCAGTGGGACATCATCGAGCTGCCGGCCTTAGCAAAAGAAGAGGATCCGATGGGCCGCGAGCAGGGGGCGGCGCTTTGGCCGGCATGGTATGACGTAGATCGGCTCGATCAGATACGGCGCGTTGTCGGCTCGCGTGAGTGGGCGTCCTTGTATCAGCAGGACCCGCAGGCGGAGCAGGGCAACTTCTTCTTACGCGAATGGATCCAGTACTGGGATGATCTGCCCAACGACCTACAGATATACGGCGCCAGTGACTACGCCGTTAAAGATGGCGAGGGCGACTATACGGTCCATGGTATCGCCGGCGTCGACCCTAACCAGGACTTGTTCATCCTCGATATATGGCGCGAGCAAGCCAGCTCCGACGTTTGGATCGATGC